AGTGAAACAGCCTTGTCGTAGGCAGCATCGGCATCCGCCAGCTTGCACTCAGCATCGTAAAGGGCGTTACTGCCCTTGTCCATCTCCGCTGTTAGCCTCTGGAGTTCCTGAATGATGTGTCCTGGTGAAATAATTTCCATTTTTTAGCCTCTCTCCTCTTTCCCTCTGAAGCTTCCACATGTGGTCCACAGTGTCGTAGTTGCCCTTAGCCATTTGCTCATTTAAGGACTCCTGTGTTTCTATCAAGCTTGCTATCAGAATGTTCAGTTCCAGATGATCCATTGGCAATTTCGGCAATCCTATCTAGGGTTTCTTTTGGCGCGTTTGCAGTTTTGGCTTCGCTGTATAACAGTCTAAGACCGTCAATGTCATCGCCCATTGACTCAGCCATTACTAACCAGTCCTTAGCAGCTACAGGCTTTTGCGAGCGCTCTACCTTTGCCATTTCTTCACGAGATGGCCTTTTGCCTTTTGGACTGAACTCGTTACCTAGGGCTGAGATGGCTCGACCCAAAGCAGATGTGGCGCAGTTCTCAACATGGCTGATTTTGTTTACTGGAGAAGTGCCGATGCGCTCCTCAGCGAAGTCCACCGTATCTGGGTGCTTATCAGCCTTGTTCTTCCAAACCGAAGCTTTGATAACAACCTGGTTGTCGGTCATGCTAACAATGTCTAGCTTGAAGCGCCCCTGGTCATACCGAGACCAGAACAAATCTATGCGTTCTTGTACGGTCTGGTATTCGTTGAGATTAAAATGTGCCATTATTTTTTACCCTTCTCGTGATGTATGTACGGTAGTCCTGCGCCCCTTGCCCGAAGGCTAATCATGTGTTCGCCGTATACCAAGCCACGCTTTTTACCTTCCATGGCTGATAGGACTCTACTCTTTAGTTCGTTTAGTTCTTTTTCAACACGCTCAAAATCGTCAAGTTTGTTGAAGTAGTGCTGACCTAAATCGTCTAGGTCTACTTCGCCATCCTCAATGTTTGGGTTGAGTTTCTTGACGGTCTCTAGCGTAGACAGCGAACCATCCCACTGAGGCGCTCGCTCTTGGATGACATGGTTGCGGAACCGAATCGCAGCAGCAAACAAAGCGTCTGCCTCAAACTGATCCCACTCGATGTCAAACTCTTGATAGCTAGAGCCAGCTAATGCGACAAGCTTTGCTTTGCGAATACCGAATACTCGCATGTACCAAAGAACTTGAGCGCGGTAAGACTGCGGAACTTGTGTCCAGTAGTCACGACTGAACTTGACTTCTACAATTCCAAACTCACCTGTTTGGTCTGCGTAAAGCCCATCTGGGTTTGCTCGCATCCAAGGTTCTTCTTTGTTTGCCCATGTTCCTGTTGTGTAGATTTCTAGCTCAGGATGTTCCTCAGCAAAGATTTCTAGGATTGGTGCTTCTAGCTTTGTGCCAAGTCGCATTGACATATTTGGCTCAAAGTCATCTGGGATTTGTTTTGTTTTCTTTGCCCATTTGGTGTACGGGCTTTCCCATTGAGACAGTCCTGCGATTGCTCCGATGTCGGAACCGCCGATAGCGCCAGCTTCATTACGAAGCTCGTGCCACTCATCGGACCCATTCTCGAAGTCACCCAGTAGGACTGCATCCTGCAACTCGTTTATTACGGTTGGTAGCTTGGTTATAGCCAAGTGTTTCCCTCTCTTTCATTTGGCGTGAATCCCACATCTAGTCGGTGTGGGATTTCACATTAGCGGGTTTTATCTGTAATGTAAACCTATGCTGACCCACCGACAATTAGAACGCAAATACATAGAGCTTCAAGAAGCCATAAGGGACATACCAGGCGGGGTAGGGTGCGCGGCTGACCCTGACTTGTTTTTCCCCGAAGACCTAATAGGCAGCACCTATGATCGCAGATGGGTGGCAGACCAAGCTAAGGCTATTTGCTCACAATGCCCAGTCAAGATTATGTGCCTTGACTATGCCGTTTCAGCGGGTATGCACGGCGTATGGGGCGGAACTACAGATGCAGAAAGAAAAAGGCGTTAGCTCTTTTTGTCAGTCTTTTCAGCAATCTTGCCGAAAGACTTATTGATTTCTTCTGGGTCAAGTTCGCCGTCTGCTAGGTAGCTACGAGATAGCTCCTGAGCTACATCAATGATTCCAGCGAAGGCAGCCATGGCTACAGCCTGGATAACTTCCAAACCGATAACAGCGCCACCGACAAAGATGCCTGTAACTTTCAAAACGATAACTGCCATAGTTCTACGAGCGATGTCTAACCACATAATTAGTCTTTCCTTAGAGGGTAAGTTGCTGCCCAAATGAGCAGAGTAATAATTATTGCCCAACCAGCAAAGTCTTTAGCCGTGCCTTCTAGCACTACCCAGGCAATCCCAAGACCAAGAACTGTCCAAGATTGATCTAGCTGGTCTTTGAGAAAGTTTTTCAAGGTTTCCTACTTAGGGTTGCTATCTGAGTGACGATGACCGAAGCAACAACAACCTGCTGTGCTTGTTCTCGCACTTCAGGTGTCATGTCCGACCCGATTGAGCGTAGGTTATCTACCAGTTTACTAACTGCTTCTAACGCAATCACTACGCCAACTGGTTCTTCTACTGGTTCTGGAGTAGGTTCAACTGGAATTTGAGGCTCTGTAATCGGCGTAGAAGGCTCAGAAGGTTCATGGGTAGGTGTTGGGCTTTCTACAGGCTTAGGAGTCTCTACGGGCTTTACAGGGCGTTCTGGAGTAGGTTCAGGCTCTGGGGTGGGTTCAGGCGTAGGTTCAGGGGTTGGCTCTGGTTCTGGAGCTGGTTGAGGGGCTGGTTCTACGGGAGCCACAGGAGCCACTGGCTCAGGTTCTCTAACCACTTCCTCAGTGCGAGCGACTTCTTCTGTCCGAGCAACATCATCTGTCCTTACTGTTGTATCCGAAGCTTGATCCACAGAATCATCTTCAGGATTAGGAGTAGGACTAGGAGTGGGGCTAGGACTGTAACCAGGATGGTAAAGCAAAGCATTATCCAGCTCCCCGCCGTCATTAGAAACAACGCTAACAAAGCTGGTGAAGCTACCAGCAAACCCACCTTCGCAATAGTGTTGTGCAATGTTGCCTTTGTCCAAAAAGTAGTTATTTTCATTATTCCATCCAACCTGAAATGTCTGTTGAGTGCCAATCGAGTCTTGGCAGGTTATAGAGGCCCAAGCTTCAGCACCATAGGCGGGGCTAGGTTGCCAGACCATGAAGAAAAGAAAAAAGCCCACAAGGATTACTCGTAGGCTTTTGTCTTTTGAGAGTCTATTTAGCACTCTTGTTTTTTACCTCTGGGGTTTTAGGGACTTTGATTACTTTTACTGGTTCGTGAACTGGGGCAGGTAGAACTTCACCTGTATCAGGTGTAGCTAGTCCGACTTGTGCATCTAGTTCCCACTTAGCAATAGTGGCTTTGACAAACTTTAGCGGGTCTACATAACCCTTGCCGTCTGAAGTCCAGCGTAGGAACTTGCCCTTGCAAATCTCAAAGTGAAGGTGTCTGCCAGCCGATGCGCCCGTGTTGCCCATGATGCCCAACCGAGTGCCAGCCTTGACCTTCTCGCCTTTTACAACGGTCAGCGAGTTTTCAACCATGTGAGCATAACGAGCTGTGTACCACTCGCCGTTTACCTTTGAGCGAATGTCTACATACCAGCCAACGCCGCCAAGCGAGCCATCCGCGTTCTTTAGCTTTGATGTTCCAGCAGCAACGACAGTGCCGTCATGCCAGGCTTCGTTCCAAATCTTTGCCTTTGGTCCCCATAGATCTACTCCGTTGTGGTGCTTCTTGTACTTCTCAATAGGATGGATTCTCCAACCGAACGGGCTAGTGACTTTCCAGTCTTTACCGAACTTGCCGTCAAGTGGCATCTGTGGTTTTGTTTTCATCTGTTTACAACTCCAATAATTAGACCAATAAGGGATACAACGGATGCAGCTAAACCTGTGTAGGCAATCTTCTCAATCCAAGCGAGGCGAGCAAGTGTTAGTTCTACCTCTCTCAAGCGTGCAGGAACCTCGTCTAGGTGGTCCAGCTTCTCAAGAATCTTGACAAGGGTTTCTCCATGCTCAAGTTGCTTGGCGTAAATTGCTTGCTGGGTAATGCGTACCCCAGTTGTTTCCTCAGCCATTACGACTCAGTTTCTGATTCGTCAATCTCCCAAAGACAAGTTTCAGAATTGAAAATGGCATCTGGGGTTGGCTTTGGTGGAATGAAAGCATCTAGCTCAGGGTCATAGGTAAAGCCGATACCAGCGTAGTTTTTTCTAATGTTTCCGTTGTAGCTTGTTCTTTTACAAGTCTGTCCTCGGAAGTTGCCATACCAGGTTTCAGGGTCAAGCCCTTCAATTAGTTCGGTTTCGTCTATACCGACAATTACATCTGTGACGATGTTGTTGTTATCTAAAAAAGCGTAATGTGCCATTATGCAAAACTCACATTTCCAGAGCCAGCGGTGATTGTACTGACCTTATTTGAACCCACTGTCGAGGTTGAACCAGTCAAACCAGCTCCAATAGTAATTGTAAAAGTTGATGGATACCTAAGAATAACAACACCAGATCCGCCGTTTCTGACTGCGTTATTTCCGCCACCTGCGCCATTTCCTGTGTTCGCTGAACCTGCGGCATCACCATTACCTGCTCCACCAGCAGCCCTAGTTACTGATGATCCCGTAATAGAACTAGCAACACCAGCACCGCCAGCACCCGAAGCGTTAGTCACCGTGGCACCCACAGCACCAGCACCACCACCGCCTGCAGCAGAGTTTATTCCGCCTGAAGCAGTACCGCCAGCGAATCCTTGGGCTATTGAGCCAGCACCGCCGTTGCCACTTGTACCAGATGTTCGGGTAGCACCCCCACCACCAGAACCACCAGCACCTCCGTTTACAGCTGTTGTTTCAGGAGCCCCAGCACCAAATCCCCCACCCTCACTTGTAATTAGAAAGAAAGAGCTATTGGCACCCTTGCTACCGCTAGTTCCAACTGATGCACCACCAGCACCACCAGCACCAACAGAAACTGGATAATTTACACCTGTGATGATTGTTAGCTTGTTTTCAGCAGCAAATGTGCCACCTGAGTTTTCTCCAACAACAGATGAGCGATACCCTCCAGCACCACCACCACCCGAAGCAGCATTGGCATTGAAGTTAGTGTGTCCCCCACCGCCACCGCCAGCTACAACCAGAAAATCAAGATTTCCAGCAGGAACACCACCGCCAAAGGTTTTGTATTCGCTTCCATCCCAATACTCAAAAGTGTCCTCATCATCTAGGTAAGTGACCATACCTTGAGTAGCAGTTCCAATGGCAGAACTTCGAGCACTTCCGTCAGCAAAGGTCATAACAGACTGATCCATCAGGAAGCTGTTTACATCCGAAGCTGCAAGTACCTCACCTGCGGTAAATACTTTTCTTGGCATTGTTTTCCTTTAGTTCTTTATAGTGTCTTATACTCAGTGCCATCCCAATACTCGAAAGTATCGGCATCAGCTAGGTAAGTAATCATGCCAGCGGTTGCAGTTCCAATGGCAGAGCTACGAGCTGTTGAGTCGGCGAAGGTCATTATTTTTTGGTCCATCAAAAAGGTGTTTACATCGGAAGCCGCTAGGACTTCTCCAGCGGTAAATACTTTTCTTGGCATTGTTTTCCTTATGTTCTCGTTTTAGTTTACTACTCGTAGGCAAGGCGGTCATTGTCTAGCTGGCCCAAAACAGGATCATCTAGGATAAAGACCGCAAAGTCTAGGCGTTCTAGGGCAAAGCTGATGTTCTTGCTACCAGGGGTCCAGTCATGGTTTATGCCGATGATGCGGACATACTGCTCAATAGCTGGCGGGATATCAGAAGGCTCAAACCGAACCAGCACGATGTCACCGATTTCTAGGTCTAATACTTTGTCTTGATTTATAGTGGTCAGAGTGTCTAGGACTACTGTGACGGTCTCAAAGCGGTACTGAGGCTCTTTGTAGCGAGCTAGGAAGAAGTCAGCTAGGAACTGAAGCTGCTCTAGTTCCTGAATGAGTAGCCCTGACTGAGTGAGCGTTCTCGGTCCGTAAACAGCCTGAGATGTGGCATCCTCGGCAAAGGCTTCTTCGGGGAAGATGTCTGCGTTTGTTAGGGCAATTCTGTTGTACAGGTTCTCTGATCCGTAGATGATGTTTACATCGGCAAACTGAATACCTGTATAAGCGCCTGCAACTACTTCGTCTGAGAACACAAGGTCAGGGATGTTCGGGACAGCGTTTCTCTCGCGGAAGACAATCTTGCCATCTTTGCCCAAGAAGAAAGTACCGAACTCTGAGTTAGCTACAAGCTGTAGGTACTCAAGCGCTCCTGTGCCTTCTGCAACATCTGAGTCAAGCATTAGGGAGTTGCCAGGGTCAATCTCTCTTAGCTCGGCAGGCCAGTCAATCTCAGGTCTGTCTAGGACTGTGTTTATGCGAGCGCCTGATAGCTCTGAGTCAGGAGTGAACTCCTCAAGACCTGCGTTTGTTAGAACCGAAAGAGCGTCAGAAGCGTCAATACGGACAACAGACTGTACGCCTGGCTCGTACTGAATGTCAAAGTCATCTATAAAGCCAATGAACACTGGCTGGTCGTTGCTTGTGACTCGAACCGAACGCCTAGGTACAAGCTGACCGAAGTATGGGCCGTTCTCGTATAGCGGGTCAAATGTTCTGTCTGAGTTGTCTACTGTGACCGAAATTACACCAGCGTCAATGCGATCTAGCGCCTGGGACTTACCACGGCGAATCTGACAAGTGACTAGCCGCGGGGTAATGTCAAAGAAGCGCTCGCCACCTAGGGTAAAGTCCTCGTTGTCAAGCACGCCTCGGACCGAATCATCAAGGACAAAGGCAAACGGGTCGCGCTGACCTAGGTTTAGACCAAGCTCAACCTTGACGGCTGGTGCTGGCATTACGCACCCTGCCAGACAGCGCCAGATGTACGCTCGTAGTCCTTGATAGCGTCTACAATGGCTTTACCGATGGTTGCTCCAGAACCAACTCCGCCTGTGACCGTGATGTTGTACTGGTTTTGCTGAGCCTTAGTGTCAAAAAGCGACTTAACGCCTGTTTCGGCTATTTCAGAGGCTAGTGAGCCAACCTGACCGAATCCTGCGTTTATTTGACCTAAAGCGCCTGCACCGCCAGCTACAAGAGCTGATGCTATTCTTGCGCCAGCCATAGGTCCTGCACTAATAATCTGTTGAAGTAGCGCTGGGTCAAGTCCCATGGTTGCTAGTTCTTTGACATTAGTAGAAAAGGACTTTAGCTTGGCTAGTAGCTTATTCATGTTGCGGATGATGGCGTTTGTAGATCCCCCAAGTCCCGTAATGTCAAAGGCTCCTTGAATTGCAGTTTTGATTCCTGCAAAGGTCCCCTTGATTGTTTCTAGGAAGTTAGCGTAAAGCTGGTCGAGGGCAGCAATTCTATTTATTTCAGCCTGACGCAATTCTTCAGCTCGGCGGTTGGCCTCAGCAGCAGCAGCAATGTCAGCAGCAGCAGCCTCGTCTCTCAGACGGTTTTGTTCTTGTATCCCAGCAGAAAAAGCAGCATTTCGCTCGTTTACGCGTCTTTCATTAAGCTTGTCATTTTTAGTTGTGACTTTATTCAAAACATCATTTGCAGCTTTAAGTGGCTTTGCCATGCCTAAAATTTGGTCTACAACACCCTGCTTGAACCCGACACCCAAAAGCTTGCCCTGTGCTTCAGCTTGCTTTTTATTTAGGGTTTGCGTTTTTGTAAGTTGTTCAAAGCCACTTAGAGCAGCAGCGGCTGGTTTTGCGGCAGCACCTGTGGTTATGCTCGTGTCAGTACTGGTGTCAGTGCTGGTTTTTTTGCCAATAGCAGGTAGTCCAGCTTGCTCCCTGAATCTACGCATTTCATTAGCTGATTCTCCAGCAGAAACCCTAATTCCGTAAAGCTGTTGTTTTAGGTTGTCTAGTTTTGCGCTGTCTGCATCAGCAACCGAATCCCGCATTGTTCTAATTGCATCGCTGGCAGTCTCACCATTTAGGCGGATGTCCTTTGCGCCGTCTGCAACAGCCATAAGCTCGTTACGCATGGCAACATAGTCGGTGTTATCAAACTTTTCGCGGTTAGTAAAGAAGTCATTTATAGCTATTCCAGCCACCTGAAGATGAATAATGACATCTTCTAGTGATCTCATAAGGTCGTGTACAAAGTCCACAACGCTTCTGATAACTAATGCACCAAACTCAAAAACATCAAAATTGAAGTCTTCCGCGCCCATTGTTTCAGCAAGCGACTCTGCCTGAATGTTTAGAGCAGCAAAGCTTTCTCCCAGCTCTGTAGTTGGGTCCATAGCGTCATTGAAAACGCCAACAACTCCCTCTAATCCCTGTGCGATAGTTTCAAACATGTCAATCAGGAATGGGGTTATCTCAACGAGCATTATTCGCAGTGCTTCGTTTAGGTCTACAACCGATGGAAGGAGTGCAGTACCAATCTGTGCCTGCATATTCTCAAAGGTTGCACCAAGCTTCTTTTGCTCTGTGTAAAGACTTCCGCTTTGTCCTGTAAAGGCCCCCATTGCATCGGCAGCTCTTTGGTACAAAAGCTCCAACCGAACAGTCTGCTCAGCATTACGGCGAGCAGCACCCTCTAATTTGTCTTGTCCTCTTGCAGCAAGTTCCGAGTTAATTTCACTCTGCTTCATAGCGACACCGAACTTCTCAATCGGGTCGTACTCGCCACGGAATAGGGCGGTCATGCCAAGCAAGGCTTCTTGGACATCGTAACCATAAAGGGCCGCTAGGTCAGTACCAAGTCTTACAAGGTTTTCTGTTTCTTCAGCAACAACCGACATCTCAAAGCCAGACTGCTTTAGAACCGAACCAATAAAGGTGGATGCTTTAGCTGCTTTGCTCTGGCTTAAACCAATGTTTTCTGCGTTCTTGGCAAACTCACGCATACCAGGAGCAAGGTCATCAAAAACAGTGTCTAAGGCGAACAGGTTTCTTTCAAGATCACGAGCAGCAGTAATGGTTTCTCTACCAAATTGCACAGCCTTGGTTGCAACACCAAAGGCGGCTAACGCCCCACCAACCTTGCCAAGAATAGAACCGAATGAGTTAGTTTGCTTGCCAAACGCCCCTAGTTGCCTAGTGGCTTGTTGTATTCCATCGCCTTTGAATGTGCTGACCACATTCAAGAACATTTGGCTCATTTGCTAATCCTGTCTATGTTTACTTCTATAAATTTTACGGCTTCCTTGATAGCCATTTCTGCCTTGATTTTTACGGCTGGCATTGCTTTATCAAAACCTGGATAAACATTTCTTGACTTGCCTTTAAGGCTCTTTTTCTTTACTGGTCCGAGTTTTCTAATAAAGCTACCTACTGATCTGTAGGTAATGCGGTGCTGACGGCTAACTTCAGGGCCACCGAACAACCGAATGTTGTATGTGCGGGAAAGTGAGCGACCACTGTACTTTTGCGCCAAGTCTGTTAGGACCGTAGCGGCTGACCGAACTCTGAGCCTTACGATACCTGTCTGACCCTTCTTGGGTCTGTCTAAGGTTTGTAGAAGAACTGATTGGTAAGGGTATCTCTTGACACCCGATACAGGTCCGCCAGTTGAGCCGTAGTTAGTACCCCAACCAGTGCGACCACCGTGGAGCATACCGTTGCTAGTGCGGTTGCCCCTTCTTGTATCGGTGATTGGTCCCCTAGAGCCAATGGTTGAAATCTCTTGTCTAACTGACTTCTGTGCTTGACCACCGATGTCTCGGTAGCGTCTCTTTAGCGCTTTAGCCTGAGTTGGGTCTATAAGCTTCAGTTGCTTGATGACTTGCTTGTAGTCTGTGGCATGTACTCGGACACCGCCCGTAGGGCTACCGTAAAGTTTCAATGCCATTTAGTCCGCCTATCTACCCTAAGTCTACCGAACAAAAAAGAAGCACCCCGAAGGGTGCTTCTTCTCAGCGCTTAGGTGCTTGGTGTGTAGCTCGCCATACTAGATAGCGACCAATGGTCCAGAGCATCCGTTCATCAAGCTTCATAAGCTCAAGAGGACTGATGCCTGTCTCGACAGCTAATGTGGCAATGTACCAATGAGCTGATGAGTCACCAAGCCCAACTATTTTTTTTGTTCAGACGGGCTGACACTTTCAACAGTGTCCACCCACTCCTCGAACGAAAGAGTAGTTGCTTTAGTGCGGGACTCGCTTGCCCAAGCTAGGAAAAGCAAGTGAGTAATCTTGATGTTGTTTTCAAGACTGGCTATTGACATGTCAAACTTGGTTTCAAGCTTTACCATGTCAGATGGATTGCAAATGATTTCTTTTAGCTCATCTGGCTTAGCAGAGTAAGCAACTTGTAGGTTTAGTCTCATTCTTTTATCCTAGTGGATTAGGCTGCTGGTGCTGTTCCTCTGACAACTTCACCAGTTACAGGCCAAGTGACAGAAAGAGTAGCTAAATCTCCCACTGCACCTGCGAATGGCTGGTACTGAGTTACAAGAGCGTCAAAGCGGTACTCAGGGTTTGTAGCGGTAACTGTGCCAGAAGTAGGCGCAATCTTTACAGCTACGGTTGAGCCAAGAAGCGGGAATAGCAATGCGTCAATAGCGCCTGCTCCGAAGTCCTGGTGGAAGTCTAGGGATACAGATGCATCCTTTAGGCCACCAATGCGAGTGCGGTAAGACGAACCGAAAGCTGTGGTCTCAACTTCGTCTGCGGTAATGTCAAGGGTTACAGAAGCCAAGGATGTGCTGAGAATAGCAGTTCCTACGGTGATCTTGTAATCCTGAGCGTAAAACTTTGGCATTTATTTCTCCTAGTTTGCTATGACAGTGACCGTAAAGTCGGCTGCCAGGTATGTGTTGTCATTTAGTTGAATTGAACCAATGGAGTTCAATGAAGTTACTCGACAGTCGTAGGCTTTCCCGCCAAGGCTCTTGTCTAACTCTATCGCATTTTTGATAGAGTTTTGCCCTGTTGAGATGTAAGTGTCTAGTGTCCTTTGCGCTATGCGCTCGGCTGAGCGCCCTACGATGACAGTCACGGTGAAGTTGTAGTCCACCATACCTTTAGCGTAAGCCCTGTCGTATGTGACCGAATCCAGAGACACGATAGCCACAGGCGGGTTCGGGTTGTCAGGAATTTCTGCCGATGTTCGGAGACCAGGGATGGTCGCAAGGTTAGCGGCAATCCCAGCGCGGATGTCTGAGATAGAAGCCATTAGGAGAAGGTCCTCATAATGCGGTACGGCATGACTAGCTGCTCTACATCTGGGTCAAGCGCACGACCAACTCGGATAGCTCCAAGATCACCAAATCCTGCAACGCCAAGAGGTGAGTCAAGGCGCTTGTAGATTCGGGATGACTGAATGATGGTTGCCTGAGTGACAGCGATTGGAACTGCTGACCAGCCCCACACGCCAGTCACACGGACTAGAGCTTGCTCACCCTTCGTGTTGAATAGCAAGTCATCAGTAGACAGGATGCTTGTGTAAGGAACATTTAGTCCATCTTGCTTTCCGTTTACTGGGCGTAGTTGGTAATCATCTGCGTTCCAGGTCACATACTCGCTACCGATTTCATCAGTTGTCCTCAACTGGGTAATGCTAATCAAATCGTCAATAATTGTCAGGTAGGAATCCTCGGCAACGAAGTCTCTTGTTGCGGTTCCTGCGTTGTAGAAGTACCGATAGGTGTAACCGTCAATAAGTCGAGAGGCAGAGTCAATAGCCATCTCCAACAAACTATCGTCTACTGAATCTGTAATCCTCAAAGCCGCTTTTACTTGAGCTAAAGTTGCGTAAGCGTTGGTCAATGCCATTGGGGTCCTTTGCTAAATCTAGGTCTAGTCTATCGCCTAAAAGAGAAAGCCGTCTGGACTATAAACCCAGCTCTTGTCTAATTTTTGCAATGTGATCCTTGCCAATTTGGTCGTTTTGTAAATTACGATTGACCCCGCTTAGTGTCTCATGGTCATAACCCAAATCGTGTATAGCCCTGACTGTGTTTGCGTGATAAGGCTTGGCTCCTACTGCAACACACCTAATGTATAGTTCCCAGTCATCCCAGATTGTGCCTTTGCTAACACCCCCAGTTTTATTGTAAAGGTCTAGGGTCATGGGGGCAGCACCAGGACATGTCATTTGATACGGTATTTCCTCTGGTATCCATCTGCCTTCCATAATTTGACCATTGTGCTTGAACTGAATTTTGTCAATATAGATGTCACAGCCCTGAGCATCGGCTTCCTCTATCTCGTCAAAAGCCCCTGGAAGGTATTGGTCATCTATGCCACAAATTGAAAACCAGTTAGCTGTTTGATTGACCTGCATAAGATGTCTAAACTCGCCAAAGTCATCTCCATCGAACTCGATAAACTTAGTAATTGCCTTGTATTGCTCTGGCAAGGCAGCCAAGGAAGGCTCTTTGTTCTGAGCATCATAAACAAATACAATGCTGTCGGGCTGACGATTTAAGGCAACTACCCCATCCCACCACTGAGGGATAAATCTTGTGTATCTAGTACCAAAGACACCTGCACCAATTCCTATTGTAAGACTGTGTTCCAAAATAACTCCTTTGCGTTGCTTGCCAATTTAGCTAATGTATCAGGATTTTGCCAGTTAGGTATAGAAGTTATGCCAGCCAATTCGTTTGTATGGACTTTACAGCCTGACAATACTGCCTCAAGCACTGTTCGGGGTTCTGCGTCAAAACCCGTTGGAAAAAACACAAAATCTTTTGCTCGGCTCATTGCTTCTAGGACTTCGGCTCTAGTCTTGTCATACATCATTAGCAAAGGTATTGAATTTTGACTAGCCCACTGCATAGCTTCCATCGGACCCTTTTGAGGATGCAATCTTGCAGCCCAAAGTGCAAAATCTTCTTTAGGTTTGATAGTGAACTGGCTAGGGTCATTTGGGCTAATAATCCAAACGCTTTTTTTAGGATTAGTCCAAGATAACTCAAGTTCAAGGTGTTTAGGGGTATGACAAATAAGAGTTGAGGCAGAACTAAGTAATTCTGCTCTTTCTTCAGTCCTAGTTTGCAAATGATGAACCGAAACTACTGGATTTCGCCTCGCAAGTTGAGTCATGGCAAATGGACTAAGTAAATCAGTGCCAGTAATGACTATTTTGTCAAAATCTAGGGCTTGTTTCCAGTTTTGAGGGCTAATAATGGTTACTTCAGTCGGCGCATCATCAAGAAATGTCTGATCTGTCATTTCTGCGCCGCCAATTAGCTTGCCTTCTGCATCTGGCAAGTGATGAGAGACCCAGGCAATCACTTTAGAAGCTTTTTTAGGGCTGGAAGCCAGTTATTCTCCCAAACCGAATCGTGGTCATACTGCTGAGCAAACTCGATAGCCTTGTCTGACTTTCCTTTTCCTCTTGCATAAGCTTCTTCCAATGCCTGCACTATTAGTGGCACTGACGGAATGTTGTAGAAAGCTCCCTGAGAGTTGTCGTATAAAGGCTGACCACCGACAGTCCATCCGTCACCCACAAGCTCAGCCGAAGCAGCAAAGTCAGAAACAATTACTGGCACACCACAGGCTTGAGCTTCAACTGTCGGGATACCGAATCCTTCTCCGTAGCTAGTTGCCAGCATGACATCCCAAGAGCTGTAGATTCCAGCTAGGTCTTCTTGACTGATACCGAATCGGTAGCTGACTGGATCTACGAAGGCCATGTTGTCCTTGGGGATTGCCAGTATCTCACCGAGTCCCATTAGGTTCCATCCGTGCGGACTAACTGGGTCTGTGTGGATGTAAAGCATTGCGTCTGGGTGCTTCTTACAGAAGATAGAAAACGCCATAAGGTTCTCGCCAAAAGCTTTGCGATGAATAATGCCACCCGACTTGTTAGCGGCGTTCATGCCCACTACAAAGCGGTCATTACCGAATCCCATGTAATCTTCGATTGACTGCCCAGCAATCTTCTCTCTGCGATTGAAGACCTTTGTATCTACAGAGTGCGGAATGTAGATAGACTCTATTCCCTTTGACTCTAACTCTTTCTGACCGAATTTTGACATTGCAAGAGGTGTTACATTTTCTTTTGCACTCCACTTAGCTACGGCTGGTGGAACTGGGCTGTGGTCAATCGGTGTCCAAGATGCGATATTCAAGCCATCCCAGCCCTTGCCCTGAAACACCCACACATCGTAAAGAGTAATCATTAGGTCTGGTTGTTTCTCGTTTAGCGCTCGCCAGTGCTTGTGACCCAAGATGGCTGAATCATTTGAGTACACATCAGATCCACGAGGGTAAACAGGGACATCGCCGTACTCTGTAGCAAACTGAGTCTTGATTCCTTCGTTCCCATAGTTAGAGATAGCAGCTACATCTGCGCCGTCTCTTTTTAGTCTTTGTATGAGTGCTTCAGCAGCGATGCCATAGCCAGTTGGCTGACCAGGCGAGTTTGAGAATACGGAAACAGTCCCTTTTATTTTTGACATGTAGGTTGCCTTTCTTTGTCCCCAGCATAGCAAAAGATAGACCCCTAGCGAACCTACACGCTAGGGGTCTATCAGCTTTTTAGCTAGTGATTAGCTTGCGCCACCACGGAACTTCACAACATGTGAAGCGTGGGTTAGGTTTCCGTCTACGCGCATGGTGACACGGAATGTGGTTACATCCTTGTCGAACGCGAAGTCACCAGACTGTGCAATCTGGATTCCACCTGCGGTGCGAAC